CTGACGGAAGATCTTCAAGCGATAAGATCAACGCCATGCGCAGACAGATCTACGCTGAGAACAAGGACGAGATCAATGCCCAGAAGCGTGATGCTTACATGGCCAGACAACTAGATGACAAGGCATCCGACTAACTAGGATGCTTTTTTCATGGCAACGCGTGCCTTAAACGCAGTAATGACGACCGCCAAATAAGCGCGGGTGAAAGGAGCCATCAATGGCAGAAGAAGTAAAAGATGTGACGACTCCATCTGAAGAGCCGGAAAGAACGTTCACGCAGTCTGAACTGAATGCGATTCTAGGAGACAGACTTGCCCAGGAACGGAAGAAGTATGCGGATTATGAAGAACTGAAAGGAAAGGCGGAAAAGTATGACGCAGCTGAGGAAGCGTCCAAGTCAGAACTGCAGAAAGAACAGGAAAAGAATGCATCTCTTCAGAAGCAGCTGGAAGCCTTTCAGAGAGCAGACACCCAGCGGAAGCTGAAAGAGAAGATTTCTCAGGAAACAGGTGTTCCGGTATCAGTCCTGAGAGGAGACACCGAAGAAGATCTTCGCTCACAGGCAGAAGAGATCATCCGGATCTATAAGCCTGAAACGCCTTCATATCCGAATGTCCGCGACAGCGGAGAAGTACACAAAACAAAAGGTGCCACTACCGCAGAGCAGTTTGCGGAGTGGTTCAATAAGTCATTAAGCAAATGAGGAGGAAATAACAATGGCTGACATTAACAGAACTACATCAATCGTCCTTCCTTCTGACATCTCCAGCGAGATCCTTCAGAAGACACAGGAAGCCTCTGCAGTTATGCAGCTGGCAAGACACATCACACTTCCGGGCCGAGGCCTGACAATTCCGGTAATTACCGGTGACGCAACGGCCGCATGGGTTGCTGAAACTGCCGCAAAGCCGGTTTCCAATGCAACTCTGAATACAAAGCTGATGCAGGCCTACAAGATCGCAGTCATCGAGACATTCTCCAAGGAATTCGTCCGTGACGCAGCTGCGCTGTACCAGGCACTGGTTCAGCGTCTTCCGTTTGCACTGTCCGCAGTGTTTGACAGCACTGTAGTAGGTGCTACACCTGTACCGGGTTCCAACTTCGATACATTCGCAGCCTGCACAAAGCAGAGCATTCTTCCCGGCAATAATGGCACAGGCACATACGCAGGTCTTGTCGCCGCTGATACGGACATCGCAGTACACGGCGGAATCATGAACGGTATCGCGCTGGCTCCGCAGGCAAGAGGAATTCTGCTTGCAGCAACAGATACTACAGGCCGTCCGCTGTTTGTTAACAGCACTTCCGAAGGCGCAATCGACAGAATTCTGGGAGCTCCGACATATATGAACAAAGGTGTCTACAAAGCGCCTGTTACTTCCGGAACGGCTGCTCCCGCAATCGTCGGTATTGCCGGTGACTGGACACAGGCTCTGTATGGCACTGTTGAAGGTGTTGAAATCAGCATTTCTGACACTGCCACACTGGCATCCGGTGCAACAACGATCAACCTCTGGCAGCAGAACATGGTCGCTGTGCGTGCAGAGATCGAAGTCGGCTTCAGAGCTGATACAACTGCGTTCAACCTTCTGACTGGCGCAGCTGCCTGATGGTACACATGATCAATGCCCTGATGGGCAATGACATGTATGTTGCAGAAGATCGCGTAGAAGAGTATCTGGCGGCAGGTCACAGGCTTGCCGCCGGCTCTGCTGCAGAACCTGCTGAAGAAGAAAAGAAACCAGTCAGGAAGAACAGCAGGAAGCGGAAGGAGTAAACTCATGGCATACGCGACAGTCGAAGACGTTCAGGCAGGTTTCCGATACATGCCATCAGATGAACGTGCCAAATGTGCTGCGCTTCTTGAAGAAGCTGCCGTGCTGATTGATACAGTTGCCAAGGGAGCTTCGAATGATGCTAAGAAGGTTGTATCCTGTCGCATTGTCAGAAGATCACTTGGCGACGGCACAGATGCTTCTGTTCCGATCGGAGCCACACAGGGATCTGTGTCAGCGCTCGGATATTCGCAATCATGGACCATTTCGAACGGGTCTGCCGGTGAGCTGTATTTTGGCAAGACAGACAAGATCCTGCTCGGGCTTGGCAATAAGCTGGGCACAAGCAATCCGTATTCAACCGGAGAGTCAAATGCTTAAGGGAATCACAGTCACGCTGATCACGAACGTTCAGAACGGCACTGATCCGGCAGGCGCTCCGATCTATGAGCAAACATCCGAAGCAATTGAGAACGTTCTTGTCGCTCCGGCAAGCTCCCAGGATATTCTTGACAGCACTCAGCTGTACGGCAAAAAGGCTGTCTATACCCTTGGCATTCCTAAGGGAGACACGCATAACTGGGAAGATCAGATCGTTGAATTCTTCGATGCTCGGTGGCATGTCTTTGGCATCCCGCTGAAAGGCATTGAGGCAATGATCCCGCTCCAGTGGAACACGAAAGTGATGGTGGAACGGTACGATGGGTAGAGCAAAATTCGAGCCGAACATTGCCGGGATTACCGAGCTGAGAAAATCAGCAGAGATGAAGGCTGTACTGAATCATTACGCTTCCGTTATTTCTTCGACGGCCGGAGCCGGTTATGAAACGGTTGAAATTATGTCCGGAGACAGAGCGAAAGTATTCGTCGTAGCTGATACAGCTGAAGCGAGAAAAGACAATCTCGAAAATAATACGCTTCTCAAAGCGTTGAGAGGTTCAGCATGATTGAACTGCTTATTCTGAATTATCTGAAGGGCAAAGGCTTCGATGCCCATCTTGAGATGCCTAAGAATCGACCAGCACTCCCGTTCGTCATCATTGAAAAGACTGGATCCACACGATCTAACACGATTACCACCAGCACATTGGCTATTCAGTCATATGCCGGGTCGATGTATGAGACGGTTCAGCTGAACGAAGATGTCAAGGCTGCCATGAATGACGCGGTCGAGCTTCAAGAAGTCACCAAGGTCGCTTTAAATGGCGACTACAACTTTACCGATACCAATACCAAGCGGTACAGATACCAGGCGGTATTCGATATTACACATTATTGAGAGAGGAATTGAACAATGGCAGATACAGCACAGGTAACCGCAGGCAAGCCTAAGGTCGGCGGTCATGTTTACAGGGCGCCTCTCGGAACTGCGCTTCCGACAGACGCAACTACTGCTCTGAATCAGGCATTTGTCGACATGGGCTATATTTCCGATGATGGTGTGGCAAACGCCAACTCTCCGGAATCCTCAGTCGTCAACGCCTGGGGCGGCACTCCGGTTCTGACAATCCAGGAATCGAAAGAAGATACATTCGCACTGACTTTCATCAGCGCGGAGAATATTGAAGTGCAGAAGATGGTCTATGGCAACACAAACGTCACAGGCGATGCTTTTGGCACAGGCGTTACCGTCACGGCAAACGCTAAAGAGCTTGAGGAAGCGTCTTATGTCATTGAGATGATCGCAAAGGGCAACATCGCTCACAGAGTGGTCATTCCCAAGGCAAAACCGTCCGAGATCGGTGACATCGTTTATAACGATACTGATCCGGTTGGCTATGAGGTCACACTGGCCTGCGCAGCTGATGAAGCAGGCAATACTCACTATGAGTATTGGAAAACTGCATAAGGTGATCTGAATGATCAAGGGCAAAACGGAGTCAGGTTTTGAGTTCTCGGTTGATGAAAACAGAGCCAATGATATGCGCGTCATCGACGCGATGGTCGAAGTTGAGGATGGCAATCTTGGCGGTGTATCCCGTCTTGTCAATCTCATTCTCGACCCGGAACAAAAGAAGGCATTCTACAAGCATCTTGCTTTGGAGGATGGGCGTGTTCCTCTGGATAAAGCATCTAAAGAGATTTTTGAGATACTCAAGTACAATGGCGAAACAAAAAACTGATTGCCCTTGCCAACTTTATAAAAACTGATAAATCGGCTTTGATATGTGATCTGGCTGAAACGTATCAGATATATAACTATAGGTTGCTACCTGCTAGATTGGTGGCAACCTTATCAGTTGGTTTAAGGGCTAATTCAAGAATAAAGATGAAGATAAACGGCGATAAATTGCCGTATGATACCGAACTGTTAATGGCAATGGTGGATAGATTAAGTATGTTAGTCTATGCACAGAGCAAGGATGCACAAAAGGGCATCAACAAACCTAAATTGCTATTAGATAGTTTGTATAAAGAAAAATGCTATGGCTTTGATACACCTGAAGAGTATGAAAAGGCGATAGCAAGGATAAGAAAGGGTGATAGTAATGCCTGATGGAACTAATATTGGT